CACCCTATACAGAACCTAAGTATAGCTGTAACGATAAAGAATGACTGGATGAAGTCAATGGTAGAGGGGGATTCTAAAAAAAGAGCTATTTGGGGCAAAGTCATACGTAAACGTTTTGAAACGGGTTATCCTTATATTAGCTTTATCGATAACATAAACAATAACAATCCTAAAGTTTACAAAGATAAAGGGTTAGAAGTTAAGTCTCAAAATTTATGCAACGAGATCGCTTTAGCCTCCGATAGCAATAATTCTTTTGTTTGTGTCCTTTCTTCTGTAAACTTGGTTCATTGGCATGAAATTGAAAAAACTGATGCCGTAGAAACTTTAACTTATTTTCTTGATGCGGTTAATGAAGAATTCGTTAAAAAAACCAAAGGCATTCCTTTTATGAAGCATCCTCATAATTTTGCCAAAAACCACAGGGCTTTAGGGCTGGGAGTTTTAGGTTGGCATTCTTTACTTCAATCAAAAAATATATCTTTTGAGTCGTTTGAAGCTAAAATACTAAATGGTAAAATATTCAAAGCATTAAGAAAAAAATGTGACAAAGCTTCAGAAGAACTTGCTGCTTTATGCGGCGAAGCACCAATTCTTAAGGGTTACGGTAGGCGAAACACTCACACAATAGCGATTGCCCCAACTACATCAAGCTCTTTTATTTTAGGGCAAGTTTCCCCATCTATAGAACCTCTTAACTCTAATTATTTCGTTAAAGATTTAGCAAAGGGCAAATTTACTTACAAAAACCCTTATTTAAAAGATTTATTACAATCAAAAAATAAAGATACAGCTAATATCTGGAAATCCATTCTGGTTAAAGGAGGATCTGTGCAACATTTAAAATTCTTATCTCAAGAAGAAAAAGATGTCTTTAAAACTTTTGGCGAAATATCTCAAAAAGAAGTTGTTATACAAGCTTCTACTAGACAAAAACATATCGATCAGGGGCAGTCACTTAATGTAATGGTACCCTTACAGGCTAGCCCTAAAGAGGTCAGTAACCTTCTTATAGAGGGGTGGCAGCTAGGCATTAAGGGGTTCTATTATCAAAGAAGCGCTAACCCCGCACAAGAGCTTTCAAGAAGTATATCTAGCTGTTCTTCATGTGAAGGTTAAATACTTTTTTCATTTTGAGCTCTTTTCAGTGTATAATTGTTTATAATTATGGACGAAAAAAAAATAAACCTAGCAGGTAGATCTGGGCCAAAAAGCTCAGCTCAAACTCCTGCGAAACCAGAAGAAAAGAAGAAAGGGTCTAAAATAAACCCTCCGGGATCTGCTGGAACTAAACCTGACGCGAAAGAAAAAGCAAAAAAAACTTTAGAACGCAAAGATGATAAAGAGCTAGTTAGTGGAGCTATCACATTTTCAGAAAGAGTAACTAAAGCTTTAAAAAATAAAGTTTCAGAACATAATAAAAAATATTCCAAAAAAGTTTCTCTTACTCAGCTTAAAAAGGTTTATCGTCGTGGAGCAGGGGCATTTTCTTCTTCTCATCGTCCCGGTAAATCCAGAGATCAGTGGGCTATGGCTAGAGTAAATATGTTTCTGAAAATGATGCGAGGAGGAAAAGTTAAAGATGCTTACAAAAAAGCTGACCAAGATATTGCTAAAAGTAGCATAGATTTTTATAAAAACATTGATAAAACTGGAGATCAAATGATCGACATACAAAGGGTTGGGGCATCTATAGAATTTACAGAGGTAGAGCTTTATAATGCAAAAGAGTACTTAAACAAATTTTAATATGAATATCAAAGTAAATTTAACTGATAGCATAGCAGCAGACAAAGAGAATAAAACTCTTAATAAACCTTTTAGAACTCCTAAAGGTCCTAAAAAATTCGCTGTTTATGTGAAAAATGAAAAAGGCAGTATTGTAATTGTTCGCTTTGGAGATCCTAATATGGAAATTAAACGCGACGATCCACAACGCCGCAAAAACTTTAGGTCAAGGCATAATTGTTCTGACTCGGGACCCAAATGGAAAGCTCGATATTGGAGCTGTAAAATGTGGGAAGCAGGCAAATCAGTCACAGATTATATCAAAGGATCATGGGACGGTAAAGAGTTGTGGGACCATCAGCAACTTTTATTAACAAACCCAAATCTATCGTTAGCCGAAGAAGAGGATGACTGTGATTGCGGCGGTGGGTGCGGCTGCGATGTTAGCGAAGCTAGTGATTATGAATTAGGTATGGCAAAAGCTCAACTTAATAAAGCTCAAGCTCAAATAGCAGAACTACTTAAAATGATGGAGGGTATGAAAGACGATACCGAAATGGAAGCATGGGTTCAATCAAAAATCACTAAGATTTCTGATTATGTAAATTCTATTCACGGTTATCTTATCTACTACAATGACACCGAAGAACAAGGGGTCATTGAAAGTTCTAATAATAAAACAATAATTTAAAATGAAAAATTACAAAGAAAATTTAGAAGTCTCATTTGCCGATTATGGTAAAGATGAAATGGAAATTAAAGGCGAATTCATGGGTTCTTGCGCTATGGATGATAAACTTTATGTCAATACAGCCGGATTAAGCAACAAAGACACTGCGTCTATGTGCGCTATGCAATATATGAAAATGCGTCCTGAAATACTTGAAACAGGAAAAGGTGGACTTACAGACAAACAAAAGAAGCTTCCACCCGCCCTTCAAAAAGCTATTCTTAAAAGAATGGAAAAGAAAGGAGAGCTTGGAGAAGAAGGGCAAAAAGAAGCGCAAGAGCTTGAAGCGACTCAGATTGCAGTTTTTCCTGATAAAGAAATCCCTGTTGATGAAGTAGGGACTCCTTATCAAGATATGAGACCAATTAATAAAGACGGCTATAAAATAGACGAAGAATTAAAAGATAAAGCAAAAAAGGAAAAACTTAAAAACCCCGGCTTGCAATCTGTTTCCCCGCCTCAATCATAAGCCTATTGGTGCATAGGTATATTAGCAATTCAACTTGCGACTAAAAGAGTCCCGAAAGGGGCTCTTTTTTTGTTGACGTAAGGTTTTTGTGTGTTAATATTGTTTACATGCCTAAAGTAGCCTTCAGTAAAATTATCGAAAAACATATCGAAGTAACGAAGGCTAGAGGTTTTTGGTCAAAAGAAACCAAGCTCTTAAAAAAACTTATAGAGAAATATCCCAATTTAGAATTCTGGCAAAAAACCGAATTTAGACCTAAGTTAAAATCTTTCGCTCAACTTATGGTCGAACCTCTAGAAGAATATTTGAGAGTAAAGTATAGAGATTTTCACCGTGTTTCTCGTAAAGATGAAGATATAGTGATTTACGATAAAAAATTCGGCAAAGATATAACCAGAAAAAATAAACCACAATCTATTAGAAGTTTTTTAAATGGCTAGAACTAAATCAAAAACATCAAATTCAACTCCTCTCACTGTGAACGATAAGCTTTCAAATTTTTTGAAAACTAATCAAGAGAATCATTATAATTTTGAAGAAGATATAGATTATAAAGTGTCTTACGGGAGCTTGGTCGTAGACTTCGAATTGCAAGGAGGCATTGGCCCCGGACTACATCGGTTTACAGGTATGAATGAGGGGGGAAAAACCTCTGCTGCACTAGAGGTGATGCGTAATTTCCTTAATACAGTGCCTAATTCTAGAGGCTTTTACATTAAAGCTGAAGGCAGATTATCCAAAAATATGAAAGACCGCTCAGGAGTAGAGTTCACAAATAAACCTGAAGAATGGCAGAATGGAAATTGTTTTGTATTTGAATGCAATGTTTACGAAACAGTTGTCGAGGCAATGCGCAATCTTGTTTACGATAACTCTGAAGATATTAGGTATTTTTTCTTATTAGATAGTGTAGACGGTCTTATCACAAAGAATGACGCAGAAAAAAGTTTCGAAGAATCTTCTAAAGTCGCTGGAGGAGCAGTTATTGCTGCGACATTTATGAAAAGAGTTAGTATAGCCCTTGCTAAACGAGGGCACATGGCAGTTTTCATTAGTCAGGTCCGTGCAGACATAAAATTAGATCCTTATAGTAAAGCCCCTATAAGGCAAACTACAGCTACGGGTGGTAATGCTTTATTGCATTTTGCTAACTATATCTTTGAATTTGAGCCTAGATTTAAAACTGATATGATTCTGCAAAAACCTTTAGAAAAATATGACCCTCAAAAAAATCCATATATAGGTCACTATGCAAAAATTACGGTAAAGAAAAGTCCAAATGAAAAGACTAATTCTGTAATTCGCTATCCCATTATTTATGGTCGTGTTGGAGGAAAGAGCATCTGGAACGAGAAAGAAATATTAGATATGTTATATTTATGGGGTCACGCCGAGAAGAAGGGTGCATGGATATCTATCTCTACAGACTTAAGAAACGAAGCGCTAGAGCACAAAATCGAAATACCAGAAACAATACAAGGTGAAAACAAGTTCAATACTTTAGTAGAAGAAGATCAAAAAATTAAAAACTTTTTCATAAAATACTTCAGAGATTTAATTTTGTCCGAATGATATTTAAAACACTATTCGGTTCTACAAAAAAACTAAAGAAAGCATCTTCGTATAGGGTTGCTTGGGCTAAAGATAGTCGAAGTAAATTTCAAAAAAAAGTAAAAAATATTCTTTATGCTTACTGGGAGAATCATATAGTATTTGAAGAATTCCCTATTGTAGGCACTCGCTTGACATTGGACTTCTACAATGCTACATTAAATATAGCTATTGAAGTTCAAGGGAGGCAGCATACCGAATATGTTGAATTTTTCCACGGGAAAAGCAAGATGAATTACCTTAAGCAACTTAAGAGGGATCAAGATAAGCTTAATTTTTGCGAAATCAATAATATTATGCTAATAGAAATCCATGATGAAGAAGATATGGATTATTTACGCCAAATATTAGCCAAAGGAAAGTAATAGTGTAATATATATTATGGATCACAC